GCAAAAGAAGCATTGCATGAAAAAATCACCGGTATTCGTTCTAAATCTATTGCTGACGGTGATATGAGGCAGGATTTTTTTGATATGCCGTTGAGAGATTTGGAAAGATATATTTCTAATCTTGAAATTGAATGCGGCAATGGTGTTGGTTGTAAACGAGGCTCAGTCCGTTTTTATGGATAAAATAGCAATTTTAGATCATAACGGTAAGCCCATGATGTCAGATAATGCATATCGTGGTGCAAGAACCGGAAGAGAATTAGGCTTATGGACGCCTGCTTTGCGTTCTGCTGATGCCGATTTACTGCCTGATATGAAAATGCTTGTTTCCCGGGCAAATGATTTATCACGTAATTACTCACTTGCTTCAGGTGCTATTCAGATCCAACTGGATAACATTATCGGATCAGGTTTGAGATTATCAGCCAAGCCTGATTATCGTTTATTAGGTAAAGATGCAGAATGGGCTTCAGAATGGTCAAGAGATGTTGAATCAAAGTTTAGAAACTGGGCTGATAATCCCGCTTGTTTAGTGGATGCGTCCAGGCGATTGACCTTTGGTGCTATGCTCGGCCTGGCTTATCGTCAATTTTTAACGTCCGGTGAAATTCTGGCAACTGCTGAATGGATAAGTAAGGCTAACTCAATGTTTTCAACATCCCTTCAGATGATTGATCCGTCCAGGTTGTCAAACCCAAACAATTTAATGGATTCTAATCAATTGCGTGCAGGGGTAGAGATGGATCGTTATGGTGCGCCTGTTGCTTATCAAATACGAAATGCAATGGAGAGTGATTTTTTATATGGTGCTGATGCGTATAAGTGGAAGCGCGTCAAAAAAGAAACATCATGGGGACGGCAGCAGGTTATCCATATTTTTGAACAGGAACGTGCTGGTCAGTCTCGCGGAAAATCTGGACTGGCGACTGTTTTGGCTAAAAGTAAGATGCTGGAACGTTTTCAGGATGCCAGCCTTGAATCTGCCATCATTAACAGTATGTATGCAGCAACCATTGAATCAGATTTTAATTTTTCTCAGGTTGCAGAGGCTTTAGGCAGTGTGGATGACGCTATCGCCATGTCTGATAAAATTATGTCAGAAAAAGCTGAGTTTTATGATGATAAGCTGTCTCTTGAAGGTGGTGGTCGTATTACTCACCTGCTGCCCAGTGAACAGCTTAAATTCACATCCGCTGAACATCCCGGACCAAATTTTGCTGATTTTGAAAAATCCACATTGAGACATCTGGCCGCCGGTTTAAATGTGACTTATGAGCAGCTGGCCAGAGATTATACCCAAACCAATTATTCCGGGGCCCGTGCCGGATTAATGGAGAGCTGGAAGTTTTTCATCACAAAACGTCACTTAATTGGTGGAGGGTTTGCGACTCAGATTTATATGTTATGGCTTGAAGAGGCGATCAGTAACGGCTCTGTTGAACATCCAGCCGGAGAAAACATACGGCACTTAGGTGAAGAAAAATCAGCGTTGGCTCGTTGCAACTGGATTGGCCCAGGCAAAGGCAATATTGATCCGCTCAAAGAGTCAAAAGCGGATGAGCTTGAAATGGATATGGGTACTTTGACGTTTGAAGATGCCTGTGCCCAGCGTGGTAAGGATTGGGAAGAAAATCTGGAACAAATCGCCAGAGAAAAGGAACGGCGGAAAAAGCTTGGACTGACCCGGGATGATTTACGAGGTTATATGGCCTCAGAACCAGCCAATGAAATGAATGTAAATTAACCAAGACCCGCTTCGGCGGGTTTTTTTATGGAATAAATATGAAAAATTTCCCGCAAATTGCCGCCAGAATATTCAATAAACCATTATTGCTTGATCCACAGTATGCACAAATATTTTTTGGTGCTTTATCAGAACGGATGAATATTCAGTCTTTGATTGATATCAACGGCAAAGAGCTTTCTCAAACTGAATTAAAAGAAATGGCCGTGAATTATGACGGTCGAAGATCAGAAAAAGTCTATCACATGGTTGGTGATATTGCGATCATACCGATTCAGGGTTCACTCACACACAATCTTGGTACTTTGCACCCTTATAGTGGAATGACTGGATACGACGGCATTGAAGCTAAACTGAACATCGCTATGAAAGATGAAGATGTTAAAGGTGTTCTGTTGGATATTGATTCCCCTGGGGGTGAAGTGTCAGGGTGTTTTGATTTGTCAGATCATATTTTTAGCTTAAGAAATATAAAACCAATCTGGTCAGTAAGCAATGAGTTTGCTGCGAGCGCTGCCTATTCAATTAGCAGCGCTTCATCAAGAATTATAGTTCCGCGTACTGCCGAGGTTGGTTCAGTTGGTGTGCTTACTGCCCATGTTGACCAGTCAAAGTTATTAAAAGAAAGAGGCTTAAAAGTTACCCTGATTTATTCAGGTCAGCACAAAGTAGATGGTAATTCTTTTTCTGAACTGCCTAAGTCAGTTAAAAAGCAAAAAAAATCAGAAATTGATTCAATACGTGAATTGTTTGTGCAAACAGTATCACGAAATCGAGGTGTGAGTTACGACCATATTTATGATACTGAAGCAAGAATCTACAGTGGTGATAATGCGGTTGATATGAAAATGGCTGATTCAGTCATGTCTTATAATGAAACTCTTGTTGAGTTTCAAAACCATCTGTCCAGTTTGGGCAGTCAAATAAAAGGAGCCAATAATATGGCCAAAGCAACAGGTGCTGCCCAAACGGATAACCAGGATGGTGAAACGTTTTCAGCAGAAGATTTAACCAAAGCGAAAGCGGATGCTTTTGAAAGTGGTTCAAAAAGTGGTGTAACCACTGACCGTGAGCGTATTAGCGCAATCATGGACAGTGATGAAGCCAAAGGGCGCGAAGATCAGGCAAAACATTTTGCCCTTAATACTTCAATGAGTGCAGAAAGTGCGATTGCAGCGCTGGCTACGGCACCAAAACCTAAAGAAGAGCCATCTTCACCTCTTGATGCTGCAATGGCAGCAACAGAGCAGCCTGGAATCGCTGGCGACGCAGGTATGGAAAAAGATGAAGAAAAAAGTCTTATTTCTTCAATCGCAGCCGGCATTAAAAATAATTTGAAATAAGGGGTCGAAAAAATGACGCAATATACAGCAACAGAAGCAGATCTGCCGGATAACCTGATCGCCGGTGATTTGAAACGGGTCACTGATGAAGTGGTGATTTTATCAGGTCAGGTTCTAACTCGGGGATCAGTCGTTGGCCTGGTAACTGCTAGTGACAAAATGATTCTCAGCTTGTCAGCTGCTGGAGATGGTAGTCAGACGCCTGCCGGCATACTTGCAGAAGATGTTGATGCCACTGGTGGTGATAAGCGTGCCCCATTGTATCGTACAGGTGAGTTTAACCCAGCAGCCTTAACGCTTGGTGCTGGTCACACAATTGCAAGTATTCAGGCTGGTTTGCGTGATGCAGGCATTCATTTTAAAACTGTTGTTTAAGGGGTAAGAAGTTATGGATATGTTTAGTTCGCGAGTTATGCTGGCCGCACTTGTTACAAGTTTTGCACCTAGAACTTTTCTGACTGATTTATTTTTCCCTCAGGAGCAGACTCATGGTGAAGAATGGATCGATATTACAATTTACAAAGGTAAGCGTAAAATGGCACCCTTTGTATCACCTCGGGCAGAAGGTCGCACATTAACCAGAGAAGGTCGAACGGTAAAGAGTTATAAGCCGCCCTATCTAAAACCAAAACGCATGACCAGTGCAGAAGATCTCTTGAAGCGTGGTAACGGTGGTAATATTTACACGTCTGAAGGTCTGCAGCAGAGATCATCTGAAGAGTTAGGTAAAGACCTTGCTGAAATGACAGAGTCCATCGTTCGTCGCGTAGAATGGATGGCTGCCATGTCGTTAACAACCGGTAAAATAATTGTTTCCGGTGTGGTTGATGATGGTGATGCAACTTCCGTTGTTGATGATGAGATCAGTTTTGGGGTGGATGCCTCTCATGATATTACCCTGACAGGAACCGCATTGTGGACAGATGATCTGAGCGATCCGAT